CAGCATTTCCCCAATAACCACACCGTCTAGAAATGCATGCACTGCAGGCATCAAGCGTTCGTCATCAATCTGCTGAACAGATAGAAACGCACACAAGCCAACCAACTGGTTGAAACCTGCCATCTTAGTAGTTTTAGGAAACGCCGAAACGTTGAATCGGGTTACAGCCTCAATTACTTCACGGTGACTGTGAACCGGACGTGTAGGCCATCCCCCCTCTAGCCACAGCGCCATGCGAGCGGCAGCAAAGGTGGTCGTTTGCAGTTTCATGCCTTGAACTGCTGCAAGGTCACGGGTAGAACGTGGTCTGCCGGTATCAACGTTAACGATCTCTGATCGGTCGATTTCCACGACGTACCAGGTGCGCGGCAGTCCAGCCTCGATTGCCGCCCGCAGCCGGTGCTGGCCATCAGCCAGCAACCCGTCCCGGTACAGGACGATCGGTGACAGCCCGAAGTTGAATCGGCCGGCGACCATGTCGCGGTGGTACATCGTCCACCGGTTGGACAGCGTCCGGTTCTGCTGGTTGGCCAGAAGCTGCTCCATCTGACGGACGGAAAGTGTGATGCGCTTCATGCTCCCACCTCCCCGTACATCCAGCCGGTGGCCGGGTCAATGTCGGACAGGGGCAGGCCATCGTCGGCCAACGTTTCAGGCTCAGGTCGTTCCATGTGTGACTCCATGTTGACGCCGGATAATTCCGGCATGCGTGTCATATCGTCACTCTTTGCACCTGTCTATAGGTCCGAGGTGCGATTATCCACTTTTTCGGCCACAACACGGCTTTGGCGGCTGGGTGTCGACGGTGACGGCCACCCACTTGCCGAGCGGGCACGACTCGCCGGCCACTCGCACTTTGGCGCCGGTGAAGCAGCCGCACGACAGGCACCGGCCGCAGTCGTGCTGGTCGCACTGCTGGCACAACGCCCAGCGGGCCTGCACCTCGGCCACCGGTGCTGCCTGCACGCCTAGCGCTGCCTTGGCTACGCCTACAGCTCCTCGGACCATGTCGCCCAGCCCTGGGCCCTCGGTGACCTCGGGCTCGCCGCTCGGTGTCATGCGCCAGCGCTTCATGGGGTCGTCCTCGTCACGGTGATCAGGCGCTTGATGCCCAGGCGCTCGGCCTGTTCCATTGAAAGAACCCCTGGAACTGGCGGGCTTGCAGGCACACATAGTTCGCACTCGTCATCGACGATTGACGTTGGCGCAACACTGCCACCGCCAGACACGGTGCCAGGCGCGCCGCTCACCTCATATGGGCAGAAGTCGAGCGTCCACTGCCGTGCGTCCGTTCCCGGTCCTAGGTTGAACGTGTCTTCAAATATGGTGGCATTCAGCAGCGTAAACGTCCGCTGGGCCGACGTGCCAGTCACGAGGTATAGCCGCTCATCCACTGGGCCCTCGTAAATGCATCGGACCGTTTGAGTCCAGTATTGCACAGTGCCTGGCGTGAACGTGAACGCATTGGCCACGCTATTCCATGCCACCACCCAGTTGGAATAGGCCCGCTTCACCTCGAAAGTGAACTGCAGCACGCTGCGGCAGCAGCACCTTCCCTCGGAACAGCGCTGCCCGGCGGTGCCTTGGTTCTGCGTGCACGGACCACATTCTGTTGGGTCCGTGCTGTCGCAGATGTTCGCCCGGTGCCAGTAGGAAATGTTCGTCAGCCCAGTGCCGCTGATGACCTGAGTGCTAAACGTCGACTGGGCGTTCCTGCGCATGCGGATGGTGCCGCTGCCAACGGTCAGCGCACCGAAGTCAACACCATTGGTGAAGTCCATGGTGTAATCGCCGCACGCCTGGCCGTTGGAATCCGCTGCGTATGCGCCCTGAACGGCGCCCAGTTCTGTGTAATAGTTTGGCTGCGGTCCTTGGTAGCAATCCGGGAACAACTCCGAGCACTCGTCCCCCACGTCGTAGCAGCCACGACCTTCGACGGTACGGTCGGCACTGCATTTCTTCTCGAGCACAAGGCCTGGAATTGATTTCGGGCTGCTGACCACCGTGTAGCACGGATAGTTCGTGCGCTCGATGAGCACCTCCGGCACCATCATGCGGTCAAAGTATTTTTCCACCAGCGTGTCGACCGGTGGCGTGCAGCTCGATCCAGTAATGCAACACTTATCCCTGACGGTGTTGGAGGCATAGCACGGGTTTGGGTCCAGCCTCGGATTCACCCGGATATCTGTAATCGCTTGCAGCGCAAAGTTGCCAGCGATGGCACCGGTATCCACCGTGGCCTCGTACGTGAAATCGCCCAGCCCGGTGTACGGCACTGGGCAATCGTCGTTGGCGAAGCAGCCCTGACAGCAGCAGGTTCGTACCAGCGTCACTTCTTGAACTTCGACAGCGGGAACAGGTTCCCGGCGACGTAACCACAAACGCCAAGGAGCAGGGCGAACCAGACACTACCGATGAAACTGGGCATGGTCATTTCCTCTTCCGGCTTGGGGTGCGAATCGGCGCGGCACGCCGGAATGCCGCGTCAAACGTCGGATCAGCCCGGCGCAGCTCGGCCACCGCGGCCACGGCTTGCTCGGGCGTCAAGTCGATCAGGCTGGCCGTCAGTTCGGCCGCTCGGCGCTCCGTCGGCGTCACGATGCCCAGCCAGCCCTTGACCAGCCGCCCGACGCCGGTGTGCCACACGATGAAGCCGACGCCGAGCACGGCGAGCGCGATGCATACCCAGACGAGAGGGGCCACCCACCAGGGCACCTGGTCCTCCACGCCTGTCAGCGCCATGTAGATCAGGTCCACGGCGTCAAGGATACGCGCCTGCTCGCCCTGGCCGGCCACGGCCTCCCCTTTGATCGTCGGCAGGCTGGGCGCTTGGGCGTCAGCCTCGCTGGCGATGCGCTCGAAGCGTCGGCCGCTGCTGTGCGCGAGTTGACGCACGGCGGTCGTGTTGGCGGCAATCCGCTCGCTCGGACCAGCGCAGGAGGTCGCCACGACGACGACGATGGCGGCCAGCCATCTCATGGCTCCACCGGCTCGCTGAACGTAGTCCCATCCCACTCCCAGCCAATGTTGCAGACGGTGCCATCCTGCAGCTGGACGGCCTCAGCCCCGGCTGGAAGTGTCCACTCGGGCGTTCCGTTCCACACCACGACATTGTCGACGATTCCGCTGATGACGATTGCCCAACGCATAGGTGCCCTCAGAAGTACGCGCTAATGATCACAAGACCGGGCGCCCCATTGCCGCCCGCGCCGCTGCCGATTCCGTTCAGACCGCCGCCTCCACCACCTCCGCCGCCGCCGTAACTGCCGCCGTTGCCACCGGCTCGTCCGGCCGTGGAACTGCCCCCGCCCCCACCGCCGCCCGTGCCTACGACGCCGTTGGACGCCCCGTTGCTGCCTGCTGCGTTGGCTGCACCGCCAGGGCCGCTGCCGTTGAAATGGGCAGTCCTCGAGCCATTCCCGCCGCCAGCGGTTGCGTTGCCACTGGTGATGCCACCGCCGCCGCCCCCGCCACTCGCGCCCTTCGTGAATCCTGGCGAGTTAGCCCCGGTGGTATGGGCTCCTGCGCCGCCAGCGCCACCGTCGTAGATGCCTGCCGTGGTCGCGCCACCGGCTGAGCCGCTCGTGGTCTGGCCGCCGCTCCCGGCGTTGCCAACCCCAGTTAGGGCGATGTCGCCAGCCCCGGCCGTCGTGCCGACACGACTCTCCCCGCCTGCGGTGCCGTTGTTTCCGTTTGTGTCCGCCGTCAGTTGCGCCGCCCCGCCGGTGCCGCCTGCGCCGACCGTGACGTGCAGGGTGCCGGGAAGTGCGCTGGCCGGGAAGTTCTGCACGTTGATGCAGGTGCCTCCGCCCCCGCCCCCACCGCTGCGGTGGGTGGCCGCCGCACCGCAACGGCCGCTGCCGCCGCCTCCCCCGCCCGAAATCACCCACATATCGACGTATGCGCAGCCTGTCGGCTTCGTCCAGGTGCCGCTACTGGTGAACACCGTCACCTCGGTCTTTCGGCCGTCGATCTTGGCGATGGCCGGCCCGGTGACCTCGAGGTAGATAGCCCCGTCGGCAGTGTTGACGGCCAGTTCCCCTTCGAGCAGCTGCGCCGTCGTTGGCACCGCTCCCGTGGTGCTCGAGCGCTTCAGCCGGATTTGGTCAGACATCAGTAGGTCCCCCCGTCAACCGAAACCGTCAGGGCCGACACGCACTCACCGTCCCAAGCGTTGGCACGCTCAAACAGAGCCACGCTAACGCCGTCGGCGGTGTAGCACAGGAAAGCGTGCACAAACGAATCGTTTGGGACCTTGAGCAGGAGAAATCCAGAGGCGTTTGCCCGCGTTGCATTCACGCCACCTGCCGCAGTGCCTGCGGTGTTGCCGTACTCCGCTAGGTTGTAAGCGGTCACTTCCGTGAGTTCCGTAAGGCCAACGTCGACGATCGATGACGGCGACGATGCTGGCTGCACCTTTTTCAGCACATACTGCCAGCGATTGGAGGTCAGCAACGTGCTGCCCACTATCCGCATCGTGTGCCATTCCCGCGTCACTCCTGGCGCTGTAAGCAGGCGCTCAAGTTGCGCCTTGTTTGCGTGGACGAATTGGGCGGCCGTAATCAGGGAGTTCTGCGCATCGGCAGACACCCCCATGGGGCCATAGACAGACGGTTGTAGAAATCCGCTCATACCCACCCCGGCGGAATTGAGGCCGTGTAGTTCAGGATCTCAGTAGGCAGTATGACGCCTGGCGTGTCGAAAGCCGCGGTAGGTTCGTATGGCTGAAACCACACAGCGCGAGCAGTGCACTTGACAGTGCTGCCACCAAGCGACTGCGTCGAGTCGTTCCAAATTGAACCGTCTACCGGGTTGCGGAGCACCATCTGTTCCAGATGGAACCAGTCGTCATCAACAAACGTGTAAACGTCCATCTTGACCTGGTCACTGACGTAGCGCGATTCGTACGACTGGAACAAGATCCTGCCAGCCGCAGCGCCTAAAAACACGTTGGTGTTTCGGTGATACAGGTATGAACGAGGATTGGTAGGGAAGTTCGTGTAACCGACACTGGTAGCAGGCTCGTGCACGAGAAACTCGAGCCGGATGATGTTCTGGCGTACCAGGAATTGAATCGGGTTGCCCATCACATTAGTGACGAGTCCGTTACTGATCAGGGTACTGGCTGGCCATGTCACGTTCCCGCTTGCCGGGAACGAACCAGCCGGTGATCCGCTGGTTAGGCCTGGCTTGGGCCGGATGTATTGCTGCACCGGCCTAGCGCTGGATTGTTCGCTGATCTTGAGCCCACGATATGGCGATTCTCCCAGTAGCACGGCCTTGGCCGTCTGAGTGACAACGTAACAGTTGTTCTTGGCTGGATGCGTTTGGACCTCGATGTCCGTGACGATCATTTGCGCAAGCCCAACGTCGACTGCGATGACAGCCAAGCGAGCGCCAATCGGCTCGATGACGTTGAACGGTGCCGTTTGCGCCTTGATCAGTTTCCAGATGGTCCAGCCATCCTCCCCCGACCCATCATGAGCAAGGGTGTTTTGAGCAACGAGAAACTGCGTGCGTAGAACAGATTCGGCTGGTTCTACGCCGATGCTGAACGTCTGGTTGCTGTGAAGCCGTTGAACTTCCCAAGCCATCAGCGTGTCCCCCCAGAATTACGGGCAATCTCAGCCAGCAGGTAAGTCTGCCGTTCCAGCTGCATGCGGGTCGACTCGTACTGTTCAGTCTGCCCACCGGCCATGGCAAGCGATGCCTGCGTCTGCAGTTCGCCCATCCTGAATCGCTCCCGGTTGGATACGCTCTCAAAGTTGCTTGGTGACAGATTGCCAGCAACCAACATCTGCGACAACGGGCCGAGATTCCCGCTCAGGAGTTCCGATCCGACCGCGGCTGCCTGCTCATACATGCCGCCACCGGCCTTCACCAAATTGGCTGCGTATTCGGCGGGGCCCAGCAGTGCCGACTCGACGCTACGACCGAGGGTACTGCCAGCCTGATTGGCCAGCAGCGCCTGCATTGCCTGCTTGTTTGCGTCGGCGATCATCTTCCTGGCCTCGGGCTGGTCCAGCCCAGCCTCAACCATGCGCTGTCCGACGCCCATTTTGATCATGTCAGCCTGTATTTGCGCCTCATTCATAGCGTTGCTAAACGGGAACATCATTTCGGCTCGCATCTTGCGAGCTTCGGCGGCTGCCTGCACCACGCTAGACATGAAACCAACCATGGGAAGCGCCATGGCTGCATGGATGCTGGCGCCGATTCGATTGGTAGCGCCGCGCAGCTTCTCGAGCTCGCCAGTCACCTGCTGCCCCATCTTGCGCAGCCCAGTAACGTCGGCGTCGATCCCGATTGAAAGTCCTAGTTTCGCCACGTTGCCACCTTCCCGAGGGTTGCCATCCAGTCAGTCTGCCCGGGCTTGCGCCAAGGCTCCACCACCGTCTGCGGCTGACGAGTCAGCCCGTACGCCAGGACCACCAGCAGGCGCTCTATGCGGTCTGCCGGGGTCCATTCCAAGGGTTTGCCATCACCCCCTGGATTAGTGCCGTGGCCACATGCATGTCCAGCGATGTTGAGCCCGGCACGCCGTCCACTCGGGTGCAGGATTCGAGCACGAACGCCTGCCGGGCGTCGTCGTCCAGCTGCTCGACCTTGCGCCACTCGCCGACCGTGATGGGCCGGACCTCGAGCACGGCCGGGTAACCGGCCACCGCCTCGCTGTTCAGGGTGCGCCAGGTCATGCTGATCGGCTCACAGTGATCTGCCCGACGTACTGCCAGCTCAGCGTTGCTTGGTGCACTGCGTCATTGGCATATGTGGCGTTGAATCCTGTAATCACAGCGCTTCCGGTGTAGTCAATCCCGCCAGATGCTCCACCGCTGGCGTTGATCGTAATGGTCACCGCTGCCGTGTCGGGCGTAGCCCCGCCGAACTTTGCTGCCAAGGTTCCCGCCGTGGCGTTGTCCGTGTGGATCGTTGCTGATCCAGTCACGTTCGGCCGCCCCTGAAGAGCCAAAGTAAACAACGAATTGAGCGCGGTAGCGTCGACGGTAGCGCTTGATGCCGTGATGTTGATGTCACTCGCGTCTACAACGACTGCGGCTGCAGCACCAATTCCGATTGACAATGTCGTGCCGTTTGCGATGAATGCCATGTCTTAGCCTCCTGTTGCCCAAATGCGGTACGTCTGACGGACCACCCGCGGGCCGTCGTCGGTGCCTTCCTGATCGTCCATGCGCTCCACGTCCTCGCCGTCGGTGGCGTTCCATTGAATGCGCGTGCCGTCTACGGTCGTGAATCCCGCGTTGTCGTTGAGCACTCCCGACACAGCAGCCGCCAGAGTCCGGGCCGCCGACAAACTGACGGCGATGCAATCCACCGACACGGCGAACTCTGCCAGGCTGGTCGTTTGCGCCAGCGTGCGCACGGGAGTCCGGCTATCGATGCTGTAGACAATGGCCGGCAGCGCGGTACCTTCCCGGCGCCATTCGGGGCTGATTCGCGTGCCGACGAGCGCGGTAACGCCAATGTCGCTGGTGAGCCGTTCGCGGATGGCGGTTTCGATGCTCATTTCTTCGACACCTTCATACGCGCCTTGCGGGCCAGTTCGGTCAGTTGCGTCTCGATGACGATCGCCAAGTCCTCTTT